TACGTATCGGTGACCACCCCTGCTGCACACCCTTCTTCAAGCTATCACCTATCAGGTCAGCATAACCTGTTCCCCAGCCTTCCATGCGTGCAATCCACGCCGCCGACTGGGTGTAATCCGTTGCAAACTCCATGCTGTCTGGCCACGCAAAGTTACCACCCGTTGCCCTAATCGCCTCACGGTAGCGGGTTTCGTTGGCAAGTGGATTTGCGCCACGTGAGATAAGCGCAATCGTAACCGCCATGAACAATTTGGCCGCAACGGTCACGGGCGCTATCTTCTGCCCTGACTGCTCGATCTCTGAGGCATTGGCACTTATCAGGTTCTGGGTAGCCACCATCTCATCATCAACAACAGATAACGTTTTCAGCAGTACCGGATTATCGGGCTTCATTGGCGTTCCGGCTTCCTGCAACCGTTCCGCTTCCGCTTCAAGCTCTCGCAAGGCGGCCTGTACCGCGCTTCCCTGCCCTTTTGCCAGCTGTGCGATTTGTTTCAGCATAGGACGTGCTGACCGGTTGTAATTCCGGTCAAGCGTTGCGTTGATGTATTCTCGGATGGTGTAAAGTGTGGGCATTAGATAAGCCTCGGCTGCATTTGGGCCTCATGTATTCGTTTCTCGGCAATCTTGAAATAATCGGGGTCTATCTCAATGCCGATAAAGTTTCTACCAGTTTGCACGCAAGCCACGCCGGTTGTGCCGGAACCAGCGAAACAATCTAATACCGTATCACCTTCGATGCTGGAGTGTAGAATTATATTTTTCATCATTTCTACCGGCTTTGGCGTAACGTGTCCGTTACGCTCTGCTATTTCATAGTTCCAAACGCTGTGATGTGTTTTCTGATTATTGAACGTATAGCGCAAGTCCTCATATTCCCTGCGCAAGTCCTCATATTCCCTGCGCAAGTCCTCATATTCCCTGCGCCAAAATCCCGACATTTGTAGGCGTTCATACATTTCTTTTGTCGGCAATATCCACTGGCTATCTGCGAAGTAATGGCGACTCGCTACGCTTGCTGTTTGTGTAATATCATTCACCCACTTATTAAATTGTTGAATGGTAGTAAATCCTTCGCGCTCAATAACCTTATCACGCTCACCCCTCATATATTCTTTTATATCAGCAAAACATCCTCTATCATCATAAACTTGTGCCAATCCAGTTTCATCCTGGAATGTGTAGAATAGACAGTATTCAGCCATTTGCTGATAGTTACGCAAGCCATCAGGAGCGATAAAACCGTCAAGAAATCCCTTATTATTTACGCCATCAAACCGCTTATTCCAAACTATAAACTGCTTGAATACAAAATCGGTGTTCTCCCTAATCCATAACATCAAATCAGCAATCGTTTCCATGTCATTGTGAAAGAAGTAAAGCGAACCGTTATCCATCAGCACGCGCTCACACTCTTTTAGCCATTTACCGCACCAGTCAATATAGTCCGGTATTTTGTCCCATGCCGCCTTGCCAATGTTATAAGGTGGGTCGGTTGCTATTAGGTTGATACTCTTATCCGGTATATCCCTCATCACTTCAAGGCAATCACCTAATATCAGTTCGACCTTGCTTTTCATGCAATCCCTTTCCACTATACCGGCGGTACGTTACCACCGCCACCAATCAATTCATCTAACGCAAGCGCGCTCTGTGTCTGTGCCTTCTCGCCTTCCGCCTTGATCTGACTTGAGGACATTTCCAGCAAGCCGCCAATACGCTCCCTGTACCAGTCGTCAGGCCATAAGCCAGGGTTATCTCGCCTCAGCTGTGATAGCGCGGTCAGTTGTTTGGCAACGCTGATAATCTCAGGGGACGCCCAGTTGATCGAGATGTTATCCAGTTTTTGAGGCGGGTCAGCAGGTGCGGATAGCCCTAAGTATTCCATTTCCTGCGGCGTGAACCGGCTTTCAAACGACCTGTTCACCTGAAACTCACGCTGTATCTCGGCTGTGATGCGTAATAGCTTCTCAATAGCGTCCTTGTTCTCATTCTGGAAGCGGTATATTTTACCGATCAGACCGGACTCAAGCTGTTTCAAAGCCTCGCCGCTCAAGTTGCCCTGTGCCGTAATACCATAAACGGGTGTTGAGGATACCTGGCTGATCTCACGCTCCAGCTTGTCTAACTGGTTGGTGTACTGTTCCATATCGGTCACGCCAAACTCGCCAACCTTGCACCCCTTAATATATTCTGCAATTTCTTCTGTAACCGACGTTACCGTGTTTCCACTTGCATCCGTTGGAACGATATTGATAATACTGCCGGGCACGACGCCGTCCTTGTCAATCGGTAATCCGATAGAATAGTATATCTTGAATGCGGACAGCTTTGACGCCATCATCATATCGTAAAGCGTTCCGTTCACCACGTCCTGCAAAGGAATGACCGCCCTGATCTCGCTCTCGCCGTAAGGGGTATAGTTATCGCGCTTATTCGCAAACTGCACCATCGGGATAAGGCCAAGTTTCCACTCGTACCCGTTGCCGCTTTCGAGCATGGGCAAACTAATGCCTTTAGGTTTAGTGACATTCATAGACTGCACTTCTGCGCCGCCATTAACCCCTCGCCAATAGGTGATCCGGTCAGGCTGGTACACAACCATGTTGATAGCCTGCTCGTCGCCTAAGTCCTCAGCATCAGTTGACACGTCCGCACTCTCAGCAGTCGCCCACAGTTTACACGCCCAAATGGGAAGCTGTGACATCGGGTCATAAATCGCCACCACGCCGGAGTGACCATCGTAAGCCGGCTCGGATGACCATAATGCCGTAGGCGGGTCAACAAGAACATAGCTCTCACTGTCACGAATAGCACCCCTGAACCACTCACCTTGCCTGCTCTGGAAGGCGTTGCGCTCCAGGGTATTATTTATCCACTCATTTTGTACCTCGTCCTCACTGGTGATCTCAGACACACTCAAACGCCCGGCCATCATATCAACCACAATACCACAGTAGTTTGAGGCAGCCTCGTTCAGTTCGCTGTCGTCTGATGTGATGTTCAATAGCTTCTTCTGCTGAACTGTAAGGTTAGCGCGATGGTCACCGCGTTCATAAGCGCGGTACAGTTTTACCCTTGCTCCCCGTTTGGTAATCGCACTCAGGAAGTCCGATCCGCCGTCCACTTGCTGGTAAAGCGCCGGGTTAGTCCTGCGTAGAACGTCAACGACTAAGTTTTCATTGCTCATAATTCCTCACTTGTTAATCCGAGTAAATCCTCGACTTGCTCAACATATTCCCGGCCGTCCCATGAATTGTGAACGTATATCAAATCAGCGCCCTCTACTTCAATTCGTGGATTACAGGGACAATTATTAAACACATGCTCACGCAGATCGTTTTCAGGCATAACGTGGATGTCATTCTCATTGCTCATAAGTTACCTCGCATAATTATCAATCGAAACCGACTTGCTCAAATCCACCTCAATACGGCCTTTCATGTCATACGAAAAGGCGTAGCGGATAGCGTCAATCCCGTGGTTGTTTTTATCAATCGGTATTGGCATGGACTGACCGTGCTTGTCCTTTTTCCATTGATACTGCTCAATTTCCTGCCTGAATTGCACACACCGCTTGTCAATGACGATCTTATGCTTCTGTAACCACTGGATGCCATGCCTCACGCTGTCAGCCCCCTTCAATCCGGCTTTAGCGTCCAGTCCATACTTCCGCAGTTCCGCAATGGACTTTGGCTCGGCACTATCACAAAATATTGGATGCCGGTTTACCTTCTCTCGAATATCAATAGCCAACTGCTCATTATCAAGGCCAGTCTGATACATCTCGTCAAACACATAAATGGTCTTATGCTTACTGTCATAGTGCGCCTTCACGTAAGCCGCCGGATCGCTGGCATATCCAAAGTCAAGCCCGTGCCTCAGGTTATCGAATTGTATTATTTCCTCTGATAAGTCCTTTACTTCCCAATTCGTGAAAATAACATCGCCTAAAACGCCCCAGTTACCGAGTGTATAAACATTGTAGAAGTATTCGTCGCTTTCATCTTCTAAGTCGTGCCTATCCTCAGCAGTCAGGAAGCGGTTATCTTTGTAGGTCGTTTTGAGAATTGACAGGTCATCATCCTGGTACTCGGTTTGGTCGTCAGTCCAGCCAATGCCTGCAAAGTAATCGTTATATATCCAATGTGACCGTAGAATTGGGTTAAAGCTCATTGTAAGGCGTTTAGGGACGTTTTCCGCATCCGAGTATACATCTATGCCACGTAACCGCTTATTTAACTGTCTGATGTCGTCCTGTTGCGCCTCTGTCGCTTCCTCAACCCACACATCGCTGAGTACACCCTTCGCCGGCGTCATGGATTTCAGCTTCTCTACATCGTCAAGCCCACTAAACATGATCTGATACCCGTTGGAGCATGTGATCACCATTTCGGACTTATTGACATTGAACAGCGGCATTAAATTCCATTCTCTTATCAGTTTGCGGATTTCCTCAAACACCGACCGCCGGATGGTCACGCCAACCGCACGGCATATCAAATAATTGCGTCCGCCCTGCATAACGTCAATGACCGCCCGCTGTGCCAGGAATACCGACTTGCCACTTGACGATCCACCGTAAAATATCTGTGTCCTGCGCTCGTTATCAAGGTGAGGCAGGAATACAGGATTAATAACCTCGTCTGTGCAAATGGTGACGTTAGTCATCACTGCCTTTCAGGGTAACGATAATATCTCCGCTATGCTCCGTCTTTTGGTCTACACGCTGTCGTGGGACAAACTCATCATCCATAACTTGCAGCCACCACTTCGACATCTGCAAGTCGCCGCCGTGAATGGCCTTGACGATATTATGCCGAGCCTTGTCC